AGCAAAAAGTCTGGACAATAAGTGCAACGGTAATTACACTTATTTGATAACGCCCAACTGACTAAGAACCAATTTTCTTTGTCAGGATTTGCATAACTTATCTTCATTAGTTCATCGAGTTGTTTATAATTAGATCATGCACCCTATCATTTACTTTACAGGTTAATATCAATGCATATAGTCCATCACTAAAACTAAACACACTATGATCTTTTTGAAAATTTACAAAATATAGATAACCAGGATCTGGATACATTGGTTTACCATCTAGCATATGAACAAAATTCTCTGGTTTACATTTTCCAAACACAAGAAGTAGACGCATCCACTCAGGTCCTACTCCAGGAAAGTCTCTGTGTGGTGGAAAGAATCCACCTTGATCAACTCTTAATAAATGCACTCTGCCTATATCAGGGGCAAAAGCATCAACAAGTTTTGCTAGTTCAGGTATTTTGTTATAAACTTCTGTTGGAGTTGTAAAATTTTCTTCTTTCATCTCAACATCATGGTATTTTTGCATATAACCAAAACTATTCAAATGATAATTGTCCATTACATCGCCACTATGACTTGTAATAGGCAATCCCCAACGGTTATTATTAGCGTCTTTCTTTACATTATACGGACACCAGTTGTCTTTAAACTGTTCTAACTGCTCAAGAACCTCATGTTCGTTAATTTTCCATTTAAGTTTAATGGTATCACCCATATTGCACAGGGTATTCCATATTAAAGCACGTTCAGTTTTATTCATTTATTAATTCTCCTAATTCTTTAAAGGTTTTTGTGTAATCTGTGTCTCTCCTTTTATCAGTTACAGTTAAGTATTCACGTAAAGCAGGAAGTTTGTTACTCCAATCTTCTTGCATCATATATTTAATGAGTCCTTTCCAACGTATTGCTCCATAAGGATTTTGGTTGAACTCTAAATTAAATTTTTGTCTGTCTATAAAAGTTTCTAACTTATCTTTTACCCATAGTTTAGCACTATTAGGTAGGACTCTTATATTCAAGTACGAAGGTAGATAAACTAAATGCGTTCCTATTACTCCGCCGCCAAATGGTGTTGGATTAATTTTACTAAATTGTTGGTCCATTTTCCATTCTGCTAGTTCATCTATGTAACCTACGTTTAATAATTGTACTGCACAGGCTACATTAATGATTATATTATCCTTTGTTTCCTTGTCTAGTCTTTTTAAATTCTTTTCAACGTCCGACCACTTGCTTGGGTAACGTATATAATCATTACGTTCTGCATAAGCATCAATACTAAAGTTAAATCTTACTTCTTTGAAATGATCCCATAGTTTAAAAAGTTTATCTGGAAGTTCTAATCCGTTTGAATTGTAACGTAGGTTTACTTGTCTTGCTAATCCTTCTTCAACTAAAAACTCTAAAATTTTATAATGCTCTGGAATCAACAAAGGCTCACCACCTGCAAAATATAATTCTTGTATATGCTTTGCCTGATCCTTCATTGACTCTATGAACGATCCTTTTTTGTACCAACTGTAATCATATTGATCATTCCAACCTTGATCCTTAACAAGATCCTCATTTTTGTATTGAGGATATTGTAGTTTCCATTCTTTTATCCAACTTGAACTATCATGTGGACTACACATAACACATTTAAGTTGACATAGGTTTCCTAAACGCAAATCAAAGTAAGGAATATTTACAGGAGCAGTACCATCTGCTTTAGTTTGCTTAACTAATTTTTGTAAGTCTAAACGTTGAGCCCATTCTGTAGTTTCCCATTGGCGTTTACTTCTAATACCTTTTGCTTCTTCGTTAAAACATTTTGTACAACTAGTAGGTATTTCACCTGCAATCATTTGTAATCTTGTTCTACGCATATGGCTACTGTTAAACACTTCTTCTATTGTATGGTCACGTAGATTCATTGCCACGCCATCTTCCTTGACAAGTCCTGCTTCTTTCTCATCTGTTTTTCCTGCGCCACTGGCATTAGCAGTGCAACATACTCTAACATCTCCGTTAGGCCGCGTTGCTAAATGTATCCAAGGTAGTGGGCAAAATGTTTTACTCATTGTCTTTCCTAAATATAAATTTTATGTTACAGTAACCACATACTGCTTCACCATTTTTTAAAGTATAATAAACTTTAGGATGGTCATCATTCTCGCCTGTGCAAGATATGTGGTCTTCTTTTACATAAACTACTTTCATCTTTTCCTTCCGCAAATTAAAAACCTTTTGTATTTTGGTAATTCTAATTCTTCTTCCAAGTCTACTTTCAGTTTTGACTTGCGTTTAAATTCTCCTAGATCGCTCATACAATTTACGTGTTCTTCATGTTCTTTAAAGTTATTGCTTTGTAAAACAACGTACACATCATTTGGTATGTTAGATAACCAGGTATTGTATTGTTCCTGTGTTATGTGTTCACAACTAGTATTAATTACCATGTAAGTATCGTTATCAGGCTTATGTGTACACATATCCTCGGTTACTGCTGTAAATCTTCCTTCCATCTCATAACGTTTATTCATAGTGGTTGCGATGTCTTTGCACTTAGGATCAATATCAACACTAGTAATATGTTTTATACCTAATGAACTATTAAACAACATTGTTGATAATACTCCATACCAACCTCCATACACCACTATCTTTGCATTCTTAACATTACAATGATGTGCAACTTGCTCTATCAACCAAGACTTGCTGTTCAACTGGCCTCCCCAGAAACATTCTAATACCCTATCTCTATCATCACTGTTTCTAATGCCGTCGGCCCAAAACTTAATATCTTGTATATCAATCTTCATTAAAATCCTATCCTGATTCCTATGTTATGATTATCCCTTACAACATCATAATTATAAACAATATTATACGTGTGCCAGACACTTCTATATTTCTGTGGTATCATCTTTGTTGCTTCATAATGAGCAAAGCCTCTAATAATAAAATACGTAATAACTTGCAATTCATTTGGATGTTTTCCTAGTATAGGATTCTTTTCATAGTAATCATCGTTATTTGCTATTTCTAAAGTTTGCAACATATCTATTGTTTGTAACATATTAAAAGCAATAATACCTTTTTTATCTGTTTCTGTCAATGGTTCTTTGTAATACTTTGATAGTTCTATTGCGTTTGCATCTTTGTATGTTATAATCACTAATAGAAGAAACAGTACATATATTGCTAATAACGTTCTTAATGGTTTCATATTTTCCTTATTTTTTTAATTAATAATGGTAGATAAACAAATACGCCTACGACAGTCCAAAATGTTGCCAGTACTGCAAAATATAATTTCCAGTTAGCGATGTCTATTGCTATACCTATCGTTACTCCACCTATCCATACATAATCTAATGTAGCATGAAAACGTTTCCAATTACTTCCATACTTGGCCATTAGTGCTTCTCTTTTACGTGCGAACCACGGGTGTACATGACGCATTATTACAAAGCCTTCATTTAACACCATTACCATAAATCCAATCCAAAATAACATCTTATGTCCTTTCTATGAATTGTTCGTTTAGTTTATCGAACGTGCCGCATTGGCGACTGCATTCTTTTAGACCTGTTGTTGTCCAACAACTGCTAATTTTATTAAAAAATCCGCTATCAAATATTTCTTTTAATGATTGCTTTTGTAAATTAGGAATAGTATTAACCTTTGTCATATAATCTATTCTACTTTGACTGTGTTGCGGAATCCAATCTAAATCTAACCAACAGCATGGTGAAATGTTTCCATTTGCACCTACATACATTTGATTGTCTTGTTTTGCTTTACAATTAATTCTAGGCAAAAATTCTTCTGCGGCTTCTTTTGCTGGCGCAATCATTTCTAAACTTTTCTTTGATGGCAGTAAAGTATGTGTAACATTGTATGAATCATCAATTACATCTAACTTACCATCTCTAAATCTTGTTGTGTGTTTTACACTGAATCCTTTGAATCCTAATTCTTCACTTAATTCTTTACATCTATCTACTTGATGTTCATTGTGTTTAAATACAAGCATATCCCATCTTGCATCACCACCTGCTTTAATAAACGTTTTTGCATTTTTAATAATCTTATTCCAATCAGTGTTAATTCTATACAATGCGTGTGTATCTGCTAAACCATCTATGCCAAACACTACCTTAACATTAAGTTCTGCCAACTCCTTCCACCACTTGTCAGTACGTCCACTGCCGTTAGTATGCATTTGTAAACTCATTTCAGGATTTAATTCACGCATATATCTAAATATTTTATTTGTATCTTTAGCAATCATAGGGTCTCCGAGATTGCCACACATATAAACATGGTTAAGTTGTTTAATAAATTCTACAGGAAACCATTCTTTAAAAATATCCAATGTAATTTCTTCTAGATATAAACTATCCAAGAGAGGTCCACCTTGGAGTCTTCTAGGACACATAGGACATCTAGCCTGACATTTAGATGTAACTTCTAAGTGTATAGATTTTATATCTTTATAATTATACATTCTTTTCCTTTGGTATTTTACTGTCTGCACTACTAACACAGGACGGAGTAATACACGGCATTGGTCCTTTAAATAGTTTAAATCCTTCGTCTAATGTGCCTAAAGGTTCATCATGGCAACTATATGAACGTTTTACTTCATTGCTTCTTATGATACAACTTTGATATCCACTGTTACACATCCAACCTTTAAATTTATTAAATCCAAAAGCATTCAATCTTTCTGCTTGATCAATCCAATACTCTACTCCCGCATCATCATATAACGCCACCTGATAGGCTCCTTGTACACTTTCGTTTTGTAGTATTTCTTTTTGGGTTTTCGTATAACCATCCACGACAAAACTAGCAGTAGGATCAGACTGAGGCTTGAGTGTAACATGAAGGCCCCTATCACTAAATCGTTTACTTCGTTCATAATATTCCTCCCAGTGTTCAGGTACCATTACCTGATTGATCGTTACAAGGACATCATTGTCCTGTAAATATAAAAGTTTGTCACCAAACTCTTTTTCATTGGCAAATTCCGCATGGAAACTTGCAGTAATACTTCTTCGATCCATTACGTGGGTAGCATCTAACCAACGTGTCCACCAACGTTTAGCAGGACTACAATTACTTGTCATATGGATACTTAAATATTTGCTTTCATAATCTTCATAATGTTTAACAAGGTCAATAAACTTTTTATACGCAGTAGGTTCACCGCCACTAAAACTAAAATGAAACTTATCAAATCCGTTTGCTCTTGCTTGACGTTTGATTTCATCAATAGCATTAGTATAAACTTCAAATGGTCTATGATCAACTTTACTACTTCTTGCATACGGCCAACAATAACTGCAATTATAGTTACAGAAGCGGCCAAGAATCCAGGACACAGAAAACAACTTGTTTTCCAACATAGTCCTTTGGCCTAGTTTGACAATCTTATCAAACGGTATATTTTGCATACTGCTCATGTAACCATTCCCAATCATTTATTAACCGAAGATCACTCCCCCTAGAAAGGCCAAACTCCATACCAGCGGTAGCGCCTGCCAAAGCGTATTTGCCCATAGGTCTATCGTGTCCCACGGTTGTCCAAGTTTTAAGTCTTTCATTTGTTTCTCCTTCTTCTTGTCTATCAATTGTTTTACTTGCAAGTTTGACACATTCCCTAAAAGCACTTTTCCAAGTATTAAAAGGATCTGTGTCAAATCTTGTTATGTTGCTGACCACAGGCATCGGCTTGAATTTTTTGCTGATGCTTGTAGTCATGTCGGGTACGGTGACGTCAACCTTTTGTGTGAGAGTCTTAGGTAATAGTTTTACGCCGCCGTACCCGTATTCCAAGTTGTTTATAGGATTTCTACTACGCCATACATGGACGCAATCTAAGTCCCACTCGGAAACCTTGTGATCAAAGTTAAAATCATCTACTATTTCTGCATCACCGTCTACTGCATAAAACATTTTAGTAAATGATTTGTTTGCCGCCTCTATGTGTGCTTGGTGTATTCCTTTTACACCATGTACACGTTTTGCCATTGGGAAACGTTCCTTTAATGCTTTCCAATTGGCTTCTGCATTAGGCTCTTGATAACTTATAAAAATTATATCAAACATTTTACTTTGTCTTTAAATTGTTCAAATGCATCATAATGAATCTTAGGTCCATCATGTTGCAAATCTCTTGCTAAATCTTTATGTGTGTTTACAA